TCCAACCGGTCTTCTTCGAACCAATGCCCAACAGGTTTCTTATGTGTTTTTCCTTCCTCACATTCTGGAAGCAATAGGTATTGGTTACACCCAGTTAAATAATAAGCGGATCCTGCAATAGTTCCCGCAAACTTGGTTACTTTGTCTTGGACTTTGTCGCCTGGAGCGAACTCAAATTGTTTCTGAATCATTTGTTCTGGTTTTTATAGAATTTCAAAAAAGGCGAATGTTGGAGCGCCGTATGGAATATGGACATCGCATCTGCCGCCGCTTCATCCTTGTATTTCACTCCGGTCCAATCAAACTCATATAGCCGGTCGATGGCGTCAATGGTTTCCTGTTTCGTGGCGGTTGTCTTCCCCAGCAGAGCTTGCTTTGAATCTCCTTCGCTGTACCACTCAATCGGAAGGTCCAATGTCTGGGCCAGGGTCTGGGCGATGGCCGATGTCATGCCGATCATCTTGGCGGCGGAAGAGGATTGAGAGCCGTGGGGGAGTTCGCTGATCAGGTAGTTGACCCGGTGCCGGCGGATCCGGCGAAGAAGGATGTGGTTGATTTCATAGATCCTTCTCACGTCATCATCTCCCTTCCGGATCCTCCTGACCTTGTTCTCAGGTTCTGTCTTGATGATCCCGCTTGACAGAACAGTTCCGTCAATCTTCACCACGACCCATCCCCAACCGGTCAAGCTCGGGTCAAATGCCATAATGGTCAGGTCATTGTCCCGGTTCGCTCTCTTCATTGCCCAGAAGTAAGTTATGTGAAATCAACAACCGTTCTCCCACGCTCAGGGCCAACTCCAACTCCTCCTCCAACCACTTTACATATGAATTATATTCAGCGGCCTCGTTGATATGATCCAGGTGGTGCCCGGAAGCCTTCTGGTACAATAGTCTGATATCAGTCTTGCTCATCGTTTCTTCGGTTTGCGTTCCACATAAAACTTCGCCTCAATAGCTTCCCAAAGGTCAATCACCTCTTCCCTCAATTCATCCTCCCGGTCATCCTTCTCTATGAGCTGGATGCTCTTGTCGAGGGAGATGTTGAGCTTGGTTCCGTTGACGGCATAATAATTCAGGCCTTTGAAGCGCTTTACAAATTGGAGGTTCTCACGAATGTCATCAATCCCGTATTTGTAATTGATGGTCAGGGTTGCTGTCCGGTCCGGTTCCCAGATGGAGTTCTTGAACACTTCCACTATGATCTGTACACCGGTGACCCGGGTGACTTCCTTCCCTCCCATTGTTTTCTTCGGGCGGATCTTCTCCTTGATGGCGGTCCGGAGGCGGAGAGAGCTGTAAAAGCCAATGGCCTCTCCTCCCGGGGCTTTGTATTTGGGACCGTATGTGTTCATGCTCTCCCGGATCTGATTGGACCCGACCATGATGAAGTTATTGTCCACCAGCTTCCTTCCGTTCTTCCGGAAGCCTTCGCTGAACTCCTTTGCCCGGCGCTGGCCCATCTTGTCGCCTTCCTCATTCTCCATTTCGAGCTTTGTGGAAAGAGCGGCCAGGGAATCAGCGAAGATCCCGTGTATGGCATCTCCTTCCGGTTCCCAACTATTGATATGGCCAAACATCTCCGTTACAGTGTCCGGGATGTGGTAGTTGTCCTTCTGTATGGAGAGGCCAAAGAGGTTGGCAAATAGCTTGTTCAAACGTGCCTCCGGGTCAAGAAACTTCGCTTCACCTCCCTGGCGTTGGACCGCTCCCGCTATTTCGCACAGCAGGACGGTCTTGCCGGTGGAATGAGGTCCGAAGATCTCCACAACCACTCCTCCCGGGATCCCGCCACCCCTCACCCGGCCTCCACTGATGGCCAGGTCCAGGAGGGTGGAACCGGTGCTGATCATCCGTTCTGTGTTCCCGTCATATTGCGGCTTCTTCTTCACCGGAGTGGAGGCGTGTTTCTTGACCTGCTTGCTGAGTGATGGGGCTGCTCTTTTCATGGTTTCATATTTGATTTCCATTCGTCAATCAGGGCCACCGCTTCTAACACGCCCAACCGCTTTCCAACTTTGCTTTTCAGGTGCTTCACAAATTCCTCCAGGGAGGCTTCCGGATCTATGAACCTGAGCCTGGTCCATTCATCAGTGATTTGATCAAAAATGGTGTGTTTCAATACTTCTTCAGTCATACAATTCTCTCTCAGCCAGTTTTTGGTAATGGTCCTAATCACTTGAGACAGGCTCATGTCCTGTGATAAAGCATACAACCGGAGACACGTGTTTGTCTCCGGCGCTATCACAAATGATGTTTTGATATAGGGATCCGCTTTGTCCATTAGTCCTCCTCATTTTTCTCTTTCTCATCAAGGCAGGCATCCCAGAGGTCGCAACTGTTACATTCCTCCTTCTCATCGGCATCCACCCCGTATTTGTGACCATAAGGACATTTGCCCTTCCCGGCCTTCTTTGCGGGTGCCTTCTTGGCAGGAGCCTTCTTGCGTTTGGGCTTCTCCTCTTCCTCATCGTCATCCTCTTCCTCATCGTCATCCTCTTCCTCATCGTCATCCTCTTCCTCATCGTCATCCTCTTCCTCATCCTCATCCTCTTCCTCCTCTTCTTCCTCAGGCTCTGGCTTGGACTTCCGTGCGGGCTTCTTCTTGCGCTTGGGCTTCTCTTCCTCTTCTTCCTCTTCCTCTTCTTCCTCATCCTCGTCATCCTCTTCCTCTTCGGGTTCGGGCTTGCGTGCTGTCTTCTTCTTCCGGCGGGGCTTCTCCTCTTCTTCCTCTTCCACCTCGTCAAAATCTTCTTCCTCAGCATCCTCATCGGGATCCGTAGCAAAGAAAAGTGCTTCAACTTCCTTATATGTGAGGACATTCAGAATGGTGTCCAGGTCCGGAATATCATCCATGATGCTGTCGTCATATGCTTCATCCCTTTCCTCAAAATCAATTCGGGAGGCTTCGGCATAGGGCTGTCCTGATCCCATTTTAGCGCTGTCCCAACGAATTTTCAGAGACAATCCGTCATCTAGGTTTGCGAAGGTTTGTCTGCTTTCATCCTCCTCCAATTCATCGTTGAGGAGGTTCTGGAACAGCCACCAGCTCATATCCATGATATGGGGCTTCTCTTCATAGGACTTACCGTCAGGATCCTTCCCGGAAAGTGGGATTACACAATACAACACCCGGTCCTTGGGCCTGAGTTCCTTGAGTGCGTCCTTGTCTGTTTCCCCTTCCTTGGCCAATTGGGCGTGGTGCTCACAGATGGGGCAGGGCTTCCCGAATGTCTTCAGGCAAATCACTGAGTCCTCATCCTGTCCGACGTTCTTGTGGACTTTGAAAGGCTTTTTGTACCAGGGATCTCCCACCATACATTCTTCATGCTCGTCATTCCGGTCCAAATGTCTTTTGTCTGAAATGATGTAGGGCATAAAGTCCAAAGTACAGCGGCCTCCCGGCTCTGGTTTGAAAATGTTTACCCCTTTAGGTAGATTCAAGTAACCATAAGAGCTGGATGCTTGTTTTTGTTTGGTGACGTTTCTCCCAACGGCACCGCCCATTTTGAATTTACTCGTTTTTTTCTTTTTAGCCATCTTGTTTATTTTTACGTTTCAGTTTTTTAGCAACTCCGGAATTGGAGCGGCTGTTTTTAAATTCCATTTCTTCGGTCAGATCCCGGGGCACGGACGGTCCCGCGAAGTACTGCTGTCCGTGGAGCTTGACGAGGTTCTCCAGGGCCATCTTCTTGTCATACGTTATGGCCTTGTATGCGATCTCTGCGGTGTTGGCCTCGAACATGGCCTCAACCCATTCTTTCTTTGCCGCCTTGTGTCGTTTGTGATTCCTGTAATAGGCTTCCACGACCGGGGCTGTTGACTTGATTCCTGCGCCAAGATGCCTGTCTGGATCCTCGTTGGCCTCCTTGATTAGCTCTGAGCGCACGAGCTTGATGTTCTCTTCGGCCAGCTGTAACTCCTGACGACACTCCGCCCAATGGCGACCGTATTTCATAGCCAGACGGGCTTGGTTCACACATTCAACGTCCAGGGCCGCTTCGTCAATTCTGATGTCTTCTTCGTAGTTCATCGTGGTGGATTTTGAGTTCGTTCAGTTCCTGGGACCATCACTTTATTCGGTACTAATTGAACTGAAAGATCATCGTATTTTTCAACCGAATAGGTGGTAATAACTTCAATATTGATCCTTCCCCAATCTCCCTTTCCAACAATTTCCGTACTTGTTACTTCCACTTCGTCATAGTCTTTCAGGATCCCATCTATTGGTTGTACATAGTGAATGTGGTCAGGCACTGATCCCTTCATATTCAGTTGTAATTTCTCAGTCTCACTCGGTCCAAAAGTCCGGAGGAACGTGTCGTGCTTTAATTTCAGTGTTGTTTTCATATATTCAAGTTATTAATTTCATAAAAAGCAGGAGGAAAACCCGCTATGAGAAAAACCTCCTGCTCAGAAAGGTGACTGCCCGCAGTCAACGGGACCTTCCTGGGCATTGCCGACCCGGCTGTTATGGACACCGGCTTCATTGCGCTCACCCTCTTGAGTTGTCATCGGTGTGACCAGTGATACCCAGCATCCTATTTCATATGCCAAGGCTGAGGTGCTCCCTGTAAACAATACACAAATCATCTTCATGTTTCTTTATCGGTTGCGCTTGTAGATCTTCAATACAAATGGAATCAAGGGAAGTTGCGGATCATCGCCACGGATTCACCGGCATAGACATTACTTAGCTAACAGCATCGATCTCCCTGCGTCCAGGACACCTTGATTCCAAACTTTCAAAGAACAAATGGAATGGTGGGTGTGGGCCCCAGCTCTCTCAGAATCAGTTTTGATTCTTTAGCACCCTATGCGGAGTCTGTGAAGTGTCGCTAAACCACCATTCCAAAACTTTCAAAGAACAAAGGAGGAGCGGCACAAACAGTGTAGTACACCTAATTGCATGAGCCTCCTTGAAAACAAACTCCGCTCCTCCAAACATTTACCCTTTCACAATCGAATAGCAGGCAAAAACCAGGCCCGGGTATCCAGTGTTGTAAAATGGCTCAATCATCTCCTCCATAACCAAACCGGCTCTCTCATTGTCCGCTTTGAGA